ACTGATTCCTCCTGCTGCCCGACAACCCCGCAGCCGCCGTTCCCATACAAGCGAACACACAAAGGCTTAGTGGTCATAGAGAACGAAGTAGAGAAAGTTTTCTTTAAAGGGGATATGTTCCCGATCATGACTAAGTTCGTCGAAGTAATAGATGGCGAACAAAATATCATGGTTAAGTACCTACTACGCGTAGGACAAGGTGGCAAGTACCAAGAAGTCTCCTTCCCAATGAAGGACTGGTATGCGCAGGATAAATTGAAGCAAAGACTTGGTGCAGCCGGAGTTTCAATTTCTGAGAAAAACATGGGTACGCTTATTATGTATTTAAGGGCGTACCAAAACGAGGTGCAGGAATTAATGGACGAAGTAAGACAACTACAACACTTCGGCTGGGACGGCAATAAACCACAGTTCTTGTTAGGTAACAAGCTCTATCGCCCTGACGGTGTGGTAACAGTTCAACCCCATGCGAATGTGAAAAACTACTGCGGTTACTTTGATCAAGCAGGTACACTAGAAGGTTGGAAAGAACTCATGCGCCGCCTAGGTTCGATTAACGCAGTGGAACAACAAATCTGCTTATTGAGTAGTTTCAGTTCTAGCTTGATGCGATTTACCAACTATAACGGTATCTGGTTACACCTAATGACCAAGCCTGGTTATGGTAAAACTACAACCCAAGAAATGATGAATGGTGTCTGGGGTAACCCTAGTGACTTATTACTTAACGCGAAGGACACTGTCAATGCTATAGAAGAACGTTTTGGTCGCTGGACTAACATCGCTGTGACAATCGATGAGTTATCTAACCTTGACCCGCGTGCAACATCAGACTTATTGCTAGGTGTAACACAAGGTCGTACTAAACGACGCTTAGATTCAAATATGCGTGAGCGTGTGGATAATCTGTCTTGGCAGTTGATGGTACTATCAAGTGGTAACTTCTCGCTAATTGACCGTATTAATACAGCGAAAGAAGACGTTGCAGCGGAAATTTCACGTACGTTAGAGTTTAGACTACCTAAGCCTACGTTGTCAGTTCATGAAGGCGAATACTTAATTAAGAAACCTATTCGTGAGAACTACGGTGTCGCAGGCGCAGAGTGGCTACGTAACTTAGTGCGTATCCCACAAACTCAAGTACAAGAAATGATTGATCGTACTACCGAGACTTTCAGTACTACACTTGAAGCTACGTCAGAAGAACGTTTCTGGATCACAGGTTGCTCCGTGATTTATGTAGCCGGTGTACTGGCGAACAAGATGGGATTAGTAGAATGGGATATGCAGGCCGTCTTTGACAAGCTCTGCGAAATCGTGAAACTAAACCGTCACAACAAAGACACCTACGAGTTCAGCGCGACTGATGTAATCGCAAGCTTCTTAGCTGAGAACACACGTAACACCGTAGTAACAGACAAAGGTACGACAGAAGGCGCAGTAATGGTTCGTTTGTTCCCACAAGGCGCGTTAAATGTACGCTACGAACAAGACACTGGTATAGTTTACATACGTACCACAGCCTTGAAGGAATACCTGGCCAAACGCGGTGTTGGCGTAAATGCAATTAGAGATACGTTGCAGCAACGTGGGTTACTACTTGAAGCGAGTGCGAGACGAGTGATATCGCAAGGCTTACCACAAACGTCTGGTAGAGTTTACTGCTTATCAATTAAGGCTGATGACTTAGTGAAGTCCACTCTAGATCAAATAGTAGAGGACAACGATGAATAAAGATTGGTCGAAATTTAAGAAGAAAGAAGAAAGCGCAGAGGAAACCTCTGCCTTTCCTACAATGAGCCTACGTTGCGTTGTGAGTGGTAACTCACAAGTAATTGAGCAGTTGTATGAATACAGAACCGCGAAAGGTGCGGTTGTACAAACAGAGTGGGTAGCAATACCCGTAATTTATTCACAGGAGTAAGAAATGACACAAATAGTTTATAACGGACGTTACCTTCTCGCAGACCGTCGCTGTACCTACGGGTACTACACAACGATTGAAGCACCAAAAGTTTTCAAGATCCAAGTAGGTGACATCGCCAGATACTTTGCATTCAGTGGTTCGTTTAAGGAATGTGCGTTAGGCGAAGAAGTTATAAGAAGCTACTTCGACCAAGAAGTGATTAATAAAGTGCGGTCGATTTTAGGTGAAGATGCACTGGGTGTATTCTTGGGGATCGTTGTCGACGTATCACCAATTGGCAAACGGGTTTATCTTGCTAACTATGCAGGCGATTTATGTGAGATTGATCCTGATCAGTTTATCGTGATTGGTGCTATGAGCTCTGAACTATCCGCAGCGTGGCGAGTGTGGGAACTGATGCACGAAAGCCTTGAACCAGGTAGTAGTGGAAGCTTAAACAGCCTTAAGGACTTTGTTCGCTTTGCAACTAAAGGAACAGAGTTTGACCAAAATGACAGAAAATTAGATGTATATGATTTAGCGACGGGAGAATTACTATGTGTTTAGAACAAACTAAAAGATGCCCTATTTGCTTAGAAACGAAGCCATTCAGCGAGTTCGAGAAGCAACATGGGGGTAAGGTAGGGTACAGATGCAAAACGTGTGCTGCAGCGTATAAACGCGAAGTATATCATCAGCGCAAATTACCTATTCAATTAAACAATCGCATTGCTAAGTTGAAAAACTTCTGTGCAAGTCACGGGATCAAAATAAACATCGAGGTACTTAACGATGAATCTAAGTGGTATTAAAGCGTTGCCTACAGGTAACGTTATCACCTTGCATCAGCCAAGCACCTATAAGTTTGAGATAGAAGAAATCGCCAAATTACTTGCGAAGGTTAAACGTTTCAACGGATGGGGAATAAGCGTAGCAGGGCATAGCACAATCGTAGCGAACATTTTATTTTACCTTACTGGTAATCCACACATCGCTTTATTAGGTTTATTGCACGACGCACAGGAAGGATACGTAGGGGATATAGCAACACCAGTAAAAGACTTGGTGAGTAACCAGTGGGATCGACTAGAGAAATCGATCCATCGTGAAATATTGTTTCAGCTAAACGCAAAACACGAAAATGCGAAAGGTGCGGACAAACTAATTAAGATAGTAGATATGCTTGCTCTTAAAGCGGAGTTCGAAGTATTGGAGCGAAAAGGTGTGTTCAAGCGAGATGATAAAGGTATTTGGAATGAAACATTTAAATCCCTACCTACCCTCGGTAGTGTGAATAACGAACGCCTAGTAGGGCTAACAAGTGCCACAGTGGACGCATATTATGACGAGGACGAAGCAGCGTTTATCTATTTATTCGAGCATTTAATACATGAAGCGACACTGTTTATACGTTTGAAGGAAGCAGATTACAAATCGCTAGACGGACAAAAACAAACGTGTTTGGTGCAAGAAGAAATGGTAGATCGTTTTACTAAACAATTAAATTAAACATTGAGGTGATATATGTCAGAAGTAAGCAGTAGCTCTGCCCTAAGTACGCAAGTAGGTGGAGACCATTACAAACAATGTAAGATTCAACCAGTGGAGTTCATCGTAGCGAACGACATTGGTTATATGGAAGGCAACGTAATTAAATATGTTGTCCGCCACAAGCGTAAGAACGGTATTGCAGACCTAGAGAAAGCAATGCACTACTTACAAATGCTCATTGAATTTGAGCGAAACAAACAAGAAGGAAATTAAAATGAAATTTATCCCATTACACGGCTTAAATGCCGACAACCAACAATTCCGTTTCTTTGTTAATGCAGAGAAAGTAGTCGCCATCTATCCTGCGAGTGATGAACTTGCGAAACGTGGCTATCGCACCACCGTAGTGTTACGTGCAGAGAACGAAGAAACTGACCTGGCCGTAACAGAAAAACTTGAAACCGTAATTAAACGTATTAACGGTTAAGCATAACAGTAACGCCCCTTAGTCGGGGCGTTTTTTATTTTGACTTTTCACCAAGCCATTTCTTCACCAGCTTACGAGTTACGCTTGGTAACATCTGCATCAACACTTCTAACACCATTGCTCCACTCGCACCGCCTACTACTGCGAGAAGACCGCTTAACCAAAGGCTAAACTGTGCGCCGAAATGGAATGCCATAGAAAGCCCAACAAAGATACCGATTGCTACGTCAATACTGCGATTACAAAAGGGCTTGTCCTTATCGAACTCCTGACTGGCCTTAAAAGAGCCTAGAGCTGCACCAATAACTACGACTAAAATATCTAGATGTTGCGCAATTTCATTCATCTATCCCCTCACACTTAAATATATAGAACACGGCCAGCAAATACCACACGCTTAGTCCGGTGCAGACCACGATCTGCATATCAAGTGGGG